TTAGCTTTGCAGCAGAATGATCAGGAATGTCCGCTGCAGCTAAAGTATCACCTGAAGAAACAACACCCTTAGCGGTAACTGTAACTTTGGTGTACGTTCCAGCAGTAACGGTGTTGTCTATTGACAGATTACCGCTTGAATCAACAGCAAGGCCATCACTGGCAATAACAGCACCCTTAGCGGAATTTGTTGCGACAGGAAGATCTGATGACGCAATTACACTGCCGCCAGTAACTAAACCATTTGCGTCATAAGTAACAAGATGTTTGGTACTGCTTGCAGTAACACTGTTGTCAATTTGAATCGTGTCGGTGCTTAAAGTAAGTCCACCACCGTTGACAATGACGCCACCCTTTGAAGTAGTGGTTGCAGTCGGTAAATCACCGCCATCAATCGTGCGATAACCAACCGTTCCACCAGATCCCACAGGTCCAGCTAAAAACTGTGCTGCAGAAGCAGTGTTGTCAATTGAAGCTGTGACTGTTGCCGTTCCACTGCTTACAGCCGTGGTGATATTGATAATGCCTGCTGTCGTGTCGGTAAAAGCATTGACTGATGCAGGTGCTTTAGTGTTTAGCCAAGTAGTACCGCTCCAAACATATAGAGAGTTGTCATCGGTATCTAGGGCTAGTTGTCCTATGAAACCGCCAGAAGTGGGCAGCGTAGATGCAAGAGCAACAATTACGTTGTCTGCAATTTTTGTTGAATCAATCGCATCACTGGCAATTTTTACTGTAGTAACGCCTGAATCAGCTAATGCTGCTGTGGCAATACTGCCAGAATCAAATAAAATTTTTGCGCCAGGGATCGTATTGTCATTGATCAGCGTGACCCCATTGGCAATCAAGTCGCCAACCGTAAGCTTTGAAGTCTGCGAAGCCGATGAATCAACAACAGCCAACTGGTCAGCCGACGCCAAGTCTGAACCGCTTAGCGCAGGCAGTTGGCTAATTTTTAGATCAGACATGGGCGTTTAGCCTCCAGGGCTACAGTCCAGAGCTTTCAGTCAACAGCTTAGCTGAGCTGTCCTGATCCAAAAGTATCTCATCACTATCTTCCTGTAAAACCTTGGGTGGATCGGTCTCCAGTTGGACTTTCAGTTCAATCGGCCCTGTAGTTACAAAATCCGCTGTGATCTCAACAGCTTGATCAGCAACGAACTGAATCGCGCAAGACGTTAGAACACCCTCAACTTCATGCCAGATGGAGTCATTAGCTGCGAAAGGGTTATTGCCAGCAGTTTGACCGGCTGTTTTGATGTAAAACTGACCGATAAACCGACTGCCAACTTTGGTACGCAACAGCAGCTGCAGCAAATACTGAGGCAGTTCTTTCTTGGTATCGCCTGTGTACTCCCAAAAACATGTAACTTGTCCAGACCCAGACATTAAACTGCTTATCTGCGAACGAAAATTGTCGGACAAAGATGTTGTATCTACTGTTTCGCGTTGAGTATTTAGCTCATAACTTCTTACCTGCGATAAAATTCTAAATTCCGCAGACTGTATAATTATTTTGATTTGTATTGACGCACCAGGGGTAGCAAGTGTTGTTGCATTTGCTGTTTTACCGTTTACTGCGTCAGAAAAAGAATCGTAAAGACGTATTCCATTTAAATCGTCAACGTTAATAAATTTTCGTACCGCTCTTGCTGAGTAACCGCTGATAAAAGACAGTGCTGCATTGGCTTTGTTGCTAATTCTGACTTCATCACCTGTCAGAAGTTGACCTGGCTCAAAATCAAAACTAAAACGCTTTCTGTCTGTATTGACGTCACTAGGAACCACCGTTCCATCAATCTGCGAATCGTTGAACTGGCGTTTCAGCTCAACGTTGCCAAAAGTCCCGAGGTAAATACTCATTAGATGTTAACCGCAACTGGAGCGCCTTGGCATTGGAATTGAATATCTGCTGCTACAATGTCGCCAACAGACATTGATAAAGATATGTTAGTAATAAAAACTCTCATATCAATAAATTTGCCAGAAGTTGTTCCATCATCTACGTGCAGCCGTAATCTAAAATTCTTTAAATCTGTGTCATCGTCATTTTGATCCAATGAAGCACCATTATCAAAACCTGAACCAGCGCTACGTGGCTTGAAAACTTTATTCAAAAAAGTGCTTGCGCTGTTACTAGAGTTGCTTGTGCCTAGAACTTCTTGATAATACAAAATCCGACAACTGCCTGTTGTCGATCTTCCTATAGGAATAAAAGTATCGTCTGTATCACCTAAAGTTTTATTGCTAAGTAAGGAGACTGATGAGCTTACGCTCCAATTCAGGACTTTTGCGATCTCAGTGCCAGGGTCGCTGTTGTTAGTTGTGTCGTTTAAAAACAGCTTGCCGGTAGCGCCGGTAAAAACAGCCATCAGAGCACGCCAATCAGATTCACTGTAACAGTGCTACGGCCCAAAGCTACCTGTGCGACCTGTGGTGGCCCTTCGTAGCGATAGTTGTTGCCCTGGGTTTGAGCGCCTAAAGCGTCTTTGTTGCCTTCCCATCCGCCGCGAGTTGGATTTATGTTTGTCCCGTCTACGTTGCCAACAGCAAAAGTCTGGAACGTGCCTTGAACCGTGTCGTAATGATCTAAAAACAACTCGGCGTCTGCATCAGGGATATTTGCGTAAGTCAGCGACAGCTTCATGTTGGTGCGTTTATTGCCGTACAAAATTCTGTGCTCAGCGCCGTTTTGAGCCTTGTAAGTCTTGACCGGATAGTCACCTGACTCGAAAGTGCGAGCGCTTGGCACCAAATAGTCCCGCAACTCAAATGGCGCTGTGCGTCCTGCTTTAGTGATTGGGAAAGTCATGACTGAACGCTCCAACCGTCGTCATCAGATCTTAGTGCAGCCAAGGCAATTTTACTTTGCTGCTCACTGTTGCAAGGATGCTCAGAAGCAACAATATCAACAATGCCGTCTTGAGTGAAAGTTAACTGCTCAACAACGTAGATGTTTTGCGACACTTCGCTGGCTGTAACAGTAAATAAAATATTGTGATACTTAGCGTCTTCAACTGTGCCGTTTGAGACTATTAAAGTGCCGGTCTCAATTTCTCCATCTCCTGATTTAAAGTAAGTAATAGGATACCCTTTTAAATTGTCTGGCATGTCTCGTACGCTTGTAATAACTCCAGTAGCATCAACAGTTCCCGTGTTTGCAGAATTGTAAGGGGTCGCTTCTGTTGTTACTTTGATAAAAGATCCAGCGCCAATGTCCAGTCCTTCTGCTGTCGTAGAAAAATTTATCGTATGAGTTACATAAGCCCTTAGAGCCAAAAAATACTTCGCTACTAAAACCGCGTGATCTCTTGACGTGCAAAACTGCGTTAAATCAAACTCTTCTTGAGGCAGCAAGCTTGTGCCAGGAGAAGAATAAATGCCAGTCTCGTCAATTCCTTTTACCTCAACAACTGCCTCTTCTGGCAATTGATTGGCGCGTTCCTGCCTATAGCGAACAACAGCCTTAAAGCTTCGACGCTCTTCCGCTCCAAGGTACTCAATTTTGTAGCTGTCCTCAAGAATGTTTCCAGCAGTAAAAAAAGCTTCTGGATCAATCGAGTCTATGCTTATGGTTCCATCGCTTTTGACTGGGAAAGCAGGTTTTAATGAAAACTTGCCATTGACTATTGAAAAATTGCATAAGAAGCTTGGCGCAATATCACTGAAGAACTGCCTTAAATTGGTGCGCTCAACAATTGGACCATTGAAGAACAAATTGTTTTTCACGAGGAACTTAGAAGTCAGCACCAAATCGCTTCTTTCGACCATATAACTTCTACTGCCATCCATTCCCAGCAAACCACCCGCTCCAGCGGTTTGATCTGTAAACATAAAATACATCAAATCTGTCAGCAAATTGCTAGGGCCAAACTCTGCAGTGTCTCCATAAAAAGAGCCAGGAGTTTTAACCGTTGGGTGCAACCGCTCCACTGGTATTCCATTCTTAAGCCACACTCGCATTTGATCAAGGGCAGTGAAATTACGCCCTGCCTTAAGTGAAAAACCAGCAAGAGTTAGGTTAAACATGTTGGCAACATTGTCGTTAATTTGCACTTCGTTTATGTAAACAATTTCATGTTCAGGCGCTGTGTTATTTGATTTTTCAACAAAATTTCGATAAGCGCTTATATCTGAAACTTGCGATTGCGATGCAAAGTCAAGCTCTGAACTGGCTATAGGATCAGTTGTTCGCTCTGTTTTTACACTACCTATTTTATAGTTTTGCCCAACAGCGCTGTATAAAGTGAAGAATGGATTGTTGCTGCTTACAGCGCGGAAGTCTGAAAATATTTCGTCAACTTCCCATTCACCTGTTGATGTATCTGTTCCTTCATAAATTTTAGTTACCTTACCATCTGTCCAGCCTTGGCGTTGACCAACGATTGGAGCTTTAAAGTCTATAACTGTGGCTTTTAAATCAACAGTAATTTTTTTCGAGTCTTTATTAAAAACAAATCCTGAAACAGTTTTAGTCTTGCCAGTCTTGAGGTTGCCTATCGCTCCAAAAACTTCATAGCGCCACGCTTGCGATCTAGCCGCTAACTCGACGTCTTTGGTAATCGTATTCACTACAAACCTCATGCCTGAAAACGTCATCGTTCCATCAGGGTGGTTGTTTGCAAACGGGTTTGTGTTTGGATAATTTGACTGACCACTTGTGACATCAGTGCCTTCAGATCCTCTTTTAATTTCAATTGTCTCTCCAGCAGAGAACCCTCCCCCACTACCTAAAACAGTAACTCTTGAGCTGCCATCACTATCGTCAAACGCCCAGCGGAATCTTTCACCAGAATAAGATGCAGTATCATTTTCTTTTTTCCTAATTTTCCACCGTAAATGTAGCCATTTCCCTTGTTTACCGTTTATATACTCAAATGTTTCAACGGTAATATAACGATTTTTTCTTACGTTTGAATTGTCTGCACTTCCAGCAATTGCATAAAAGAAAGCAGATTGTTTGCCTTTGTTAATGCCTACATCTGCAATGTTTCGACCTGCACTTGGCCTGCCTAAATTTTCACCAACCTCTGCAATGTTTCCTATTGCTGCGAAAGGAGAAGGAGTGTCAAAAGCAGCTGCATCTGGATATGTAGGCTCTTCAACAGCAGCAATTGTTTTGGGCGCTTTTTTAAATTCATTGTTACCTTTTAACCCCGTCTTGTCATCAAATGTTCTGCCAGAAACTTTTATTTCAATCTTAAGCCCATTGCTAAGCGTTACAGGACCTAACTGCACCAAATTAGAATCAGCAGCATTAGCAGTGCTTGCTGATTGATCTAAAACAACAAATGTAAATGATGTGTCTGTATCCGCAATTGCTCTAAACTCAGAGCATGGAAAGGGCACAAATTTAAATTCAAGTTGACGCTGCAATTGCTCTGAGCGCTGCTGCTGATCTTGATTAATAAATTTTATGTAATTGTATTGGGCGCTTGGACTTTGACCTTGAATTACAAAGATCTGAGGGAACGGCTCAAAAGTTGATCCATTGTCCCTAGCATCTCTGACATAAATCCTGAACATCGAAGAACGACGAATTGTTGCGCTTATCGTTCCATTATTTATTTGAATGTTTTCCTTTTCAGAGTTTTTTACTTCTCCAGTGGAGGGCAGGTTTTGAAAATTGCACAGCCCGTTTAAACGTTGGAATACAGTGCTCTTAAGACCAATCTCAGTAATATATGCTGGCCTGTTGTTTTTGATAGTTGCAATTGCAACTTGTGTTAAAGGAAAAAATCCTTCGCCAACGTTAATTGATTGATCGCCAACACCGCTATCTCCTATAAATTCGTTACCAACGCCCTGCGGCTCAACAACTAAATCCTTACTTACAATTCCAATCTTTTTAAATCTTGAAGTTGAGGTGTCTACGCATCTCAATGTTATCCTTTGATCTTTGCCTTTTTCTGTTGAAGGCTCAAAATTCTTCAGTCTTCTATGCGTTACTTTCCAAATACTTCCGCCAATCATAAAGTGCTCGCCAAGCTGCATTGCGCCGTCAGCTTCTTCTTGCAGTGAAACGACTGTTGAATTTATGTCGTCAACAGGCGCTCCACCTTCGTCTCTTTGGTAGAAATCCTCAGATATTCTTGAGTTCTTTATAGAAAACACAATTTCATCATTTTTTGCCACGTTTGAAATTACAGTTTTAAATGTTTTGTCGATAAATAATGTATTAATGGTGTCGTTATTTTTGATTGTTTCTTTAGTTGCGTCAACAGTGTACTCAATAATTCCCATGCGTGGACTGTAGTTTCTTCCAGTGCCGTCATGAAGTTTTTCAATAATTCGATTTCGCTCGTCTTTAGCTGCATTTCTTGGAATAATTTCTCGATCTCTTAAATTCTTTCCATTTGGACTGCTTCCGTCAATTGCTCCAGATTCTCCCATTACTTTCATTCGCTGCAGTACAATTACTTTCTTTTGATCCTGATCGCTATCTTCTGCAATAAGATTTAGTTGGTAGTTGACTCTAAAATTTGTGCCGTTTGCAATTGGGCTATGGCACCCAAATGCTGCAGAATTTGAGGGCGTGTAAGCGTGGCAAAAAAGTTGATTAGCTTCAAAATCTCCCGCATCCTCAACGTCAAAAACATCATCACTTTTTTTAATTTCTGGATCGCCAGAATCTAACGATTTTCGCGTTCCATATTGAATGTCATCGCCTTTAATGCGAAAGTTGCTTGAAAAAGATGCCTTGTGCCAGTAAAACGCGAAATTATCCTCAAAAATCGCATCCAGCGCATTGTTTCCCAGAAAAATTCCTTCAAGTTCTGGCTTGTCAATGCCAATATTATTGACGCCTTGTTCACCAACAACAAACATAAGCTTGGCTCTTTGGGACGTTCCATGGCTAAACATCCGTGACCAAATTAGCTTTGGCGTAACCAGTATTCCGCCAATATCGTTCTCTGTACCATCCGAAAGCTGGACTGTTTTGTACATCCCAAAAATTATGGGAACAGGCGAGGCATAATCCGCTAACTCTGCAAGCGTTTCAAACCCGCGTGACGGCGTAAAACGATTAGCTCCTGTAATACTGCCAAGATCTTTAAGACCACCGCCTTGGGCGCGTGGCATCTTTGGCTTTGGTGTAAGGAGATATGAAATACCAGTTAAAGTTAAACCAATCGCCAAATTGGTAAGAACTACTGTAGTCGCGCTTTTTGCTGCCGCTCCACCTCCTAAGTACGTCGCGGCAATAGCTGCGCCGGTAACAGGACCCGCAATATTTTGAATATCAGGAATGTTTTCGTAGGCTGCTGGCCTTACCGCTCCACGTCTTCTAACCTCAGCCGTAAATGCTCGATACTCTTCTTCAGTTATCCCAATCGTTGCAATTAGCTGCCTTTCGTACGGA